TTGGGAGATGACGAGGGGGGTGGCCTTGGGGAGCACCACAACGCCCTTGGTGACTCCTTCGACAGAAGCACCGCTGGCAGCAGCGGCGGAAGCCACGGCGAAGAGGGAGCCTGCCATGAACCCATCGCCGGAGGAGAGAGTGCGCGGGGCGGTAAGGGTTACATTGTCCCCGGCTTGAATGTAGTTCTTCATCGGTTAGTCCTTTCCCTTTTAGAGGAACTGGTTAGTGGGTGGAGGGGTTGGGCCGGACTGAAGGAGGATGTTTCTGTCCGGCCCTGGGGGATGGGCGCAGGGGGTGGAGTGTGAGTCCCCCCTTACGCCCCGGCATTCTTATACAGGCCACGATGCTCGACCACGCCCGCGCCGAAATCCAGACGGACTTTAAAGGTAACCCCGTCCACGTTGAACCCCATCTGCTGATCCTGGTAAACCCCTTCCTCGCCTTCGAGGTAGCAGTACTCGATGGTGTCGATGGGCTGGGTGTTGGGGTCGCAGGCGAAGTAGTAAGCAGTGGTGGAGTGGGCTTGCAGACGCGACTCGGCGATGGGGGTCAAGTCGCGCATGTAGTTCGGGATGACATTGGCGGTGGAGGTCGGGGCGAACTGGAGCGGGTTGAGGAACTGGCTGGCCAGCGCCCGTTTTCCGGTCGGGATGAGGATGAAGCGCGGCTCCAATCCCAATACGTCGCCGCTGGGGTCGGTTTGAAGGGACATGTCGGTGTAGGCTTCGTCCACGGTGGTGATGCCGATTGCGCCGGTGGTGCCGAGGTTGCCATGGTCGGCGTGGAATAGGGCGGTGCCGTCTGCCATGTTGCCGTTGGCGGTGACAATGGCCCACACCACATCCGACTCCAACTGGCTGGCCTTCATGCCCATCGCCGCAGGTACGCGGGTGAGCGCGGAAAGGTCATCGTTGATGATGGTCTGGCGCGTGATGGACACCAGACGCCCCCAGGTGACGAGCGCGTAGGTTTCCTTCGAGTCGGTGAACGCCCCATGCTTGAACTCTCCGTTTTCATTGACGAGTTGCAGGGCGGGCGCGTTCGAGAGCTGCACCCGGTTCACGGTTTTGAAGTCCGGGGCGGTGACCCGGCGGCAGAAGGGCCGGAAGGTCTGCGGGGTGGCCTCGTAACCTTGGCGCAGGGACTTGTTGCTCACATCGGCGAGGATGTTGGCGAAGTCCGAGGTGGTCAATGCGGCCATGGCGATTTCGCTGGGGCCGCGTCCACGCCACTTTTCCCCGCGAAGGGAGAGGCAGTGCTTGGCCATTTCCATCAGGGAGAAGCCAATCCACTCCCGGCCCGCTGGCGCGAGGGTCTTGTACTGAGTGGGGTTCCAGCGATAGAGGAGGGCGGCGGACATCTGCTCGCGGAGCTTGTCCGAGGCATCCACGCCCATTTCGATTTGGGACTGGGTGGGGGGTTGGCGCTCGGTTTCTGCTGCGAGGGAGTCCATAATGGCGGCACGGGCCTGCTCCACCGACGAGCTATCCTGGATGAGTTTGTCCATGAAGGTGTCGGGCATTTTGAACTTGGCGCAGAGGGTGCGGATGGTCCCCGCACGGAGTTGTTCGTCCTTGCGGGCCTGCTCGGCGGCGGCGAGTTCAGCCTGTTTGAGCTGGGCGGGGGTAATCGCCGGGGCGAGGGGGGTGTGGGTCTGCGTGGGGTTCAGGGCCTCACTGCCCTGACCAACGAGGGGGTTTTCCATGCGTTTGGTTTCCTTTGGGATTTGGGTGTGGGCGGTGGCCCCGGTTGCGGTTGCAGAGGGGGACAAGGCCACCCCCTGGGGAGAGATAGAAGAAACTTTTTCTTGCGCGGGCGAGGCGGAGAGGCTGACAGCCTTGGCATCGGCGGGGACAGGCACGAGGGATAGCTCAAAGGGTTCCCAGTCAATCGCCATCACCTGCCGACGTGTGGAGTTCTTCTCTGTGGTGTCTTTGCGTTGGTGAATCCACAGCCCAATCGACCAGTTGCGGAGAATGCCCGCCTTGACATCCTGCCAAACGGGGGTAACCGCATCGCGCTCGCTGAATCGCACCTCTGCCATGAGTTGCTTGTCCTCAATCCACGCCCGCTCCACCACCCCGAGTACCGACTCAACGGAGTAGATGTCGTGGGCGTTGGCGACCGGGGCACCAGACTTCATCCGACCGAGCCTCACCGCCCCCTTTTCAAGGGAGAGGGAGAGGTCGTACTCCTCACCAGTGCGCCAGTCGTAACGGGCAACGGAGGCACCGGAGTATGCCACGCAGCGAATCTTGCGGGTTTTGTCGTCGGCTGTGGAGGGGAGGAAAGAAGCGGCGAGGTGTACGGCGGCATCCGCCCCTGTGGTGTCTAGTTCTGTAGAGTCTACGCCCCCCACGCCACCCGTACCCGGTACTTGATCGTCCCTCAGGTCGTCCCTCAGGTCTTCCTGTTTGACTAACATATCGATTATCGCCTCCCTCCTCGTACCAAATTAGAGTCTAACCGATTTTCGATCATCGAGGGAAGGTGAGTGGAAGGCAAGGGAAGTGGCTACTCCTCGGATGCGTCGGAGGTGGAGGAATCGTCATCTTCCGTGTCTTCCCCATCGGCCCCCTCTGCTCCATCTGCCTCTGCCCCCTCTTCCTTCTGCAACGCCCCATTCTTCGCCACTCTCCTCCTATCCCACCCCCAAATCATTCCCTTCCCGTCGAACTGGTTATGCCACCGCTCGATCTCTGCCATCTGCTCATCCGGGTCATACCCCCGCTCCCCAACTGCTTCCGCCCACGTCTCAGTCCCGCCCGATAGACGCAGGTCGGTGGCAGTGGCGTCCTTTAAGGGATCTACGCTAGGCATCTTGGGGGCGGACCACCGCACGCCATAAAGGGGGGAGGAGATCTGTCCGGCGAGGTAGGCGGACTGGATGAATTTTTTCCAGATGGGGCGAAGGCCCATGGGGATGAAGCACAGCCATCGGTAGGCGTCCACCACATGGCCGAAGCTGAGCTGTCCCCCCTTGAAGGAGGAGTAGTTGATCCCGGAGAAGTCCCCACTGATTTGTTCGTGCATGGGGCCGAGGCCGGCGGCACAGGCTTGCAGGAGGGCAGTGCGGAAATCCCTAAACCCACCGGAGGGCTTGGGGTCGATCACCGTCACATCCTCGTCGATGTTCATCTTGGCGATCATGCCAGGTTCGAGTTCTTCATGGACTTTGCCATCGGGTTGGGCCGTACCCACGCCCAGTTGGAGAGCAGTGCCGGAGGGGGAGCGCACCACAAGCCCGATACAGGCTTCTAGACGGGCACGCATATAGATGGCCTCCTCGTATCCGTCCAAATCCCTGAATCGGGTGATGACCGGGGCGTACCAAGTCACCCCGCGAGTCTGCCCCGGCCTCTCCTTGAGGTAGATGTGGACGATGTTGGGGGTGCCGTCATCGTTCATGGCCGGGACAAAGGAGGAGGCGTAGCCGCGTGGGGAGGTCATGACGGAGGAACCGGGATGGGAGCCGAACAACCAATACCCCCTGCGCACGCCCCGCCTGTCGAACTCCACCCCGTTAATGATCCACCCCCCGTCGCGCGTCTGTTGGTTCTTGGCGGTGTCGATGAAGTCGGATTCGAGGATTTGCAACTGAAGCGGGATGTGGAGGCCACTGTTAGCCCGCCGGCGATAGAGCCGTATGAGGACTTCGCCGGATTCAATTACGGCGCGAGCGGCTTGCCACTGTATGCCAGAGAAATCAAGCTGCCCTTCGTAATCGCACTCCTCCTGCCAGATCTTGTATGCCTCGTTCACCTGCTTGTTGAGGGTTTCGGATTGCGTGTCCGCACGCGGGAGAATACCCGTGCCAATCTGCGCACCAACCAATTCGTTCGCTGCTCGTTTGGCATAGGGGTTATTTCGGCATAAATCTCTCCCTCGGTCGCGGAGTTTGGCAATACTCCCGGCCAGGGCGGAATTAGCATCCGATCCGGCTGTGGCCCACTCCCCAGTCCTTCGTGTGGTTTGCGCACCAACATAAGCATTAAACCCTTGGTTGAACCTTTCCCCCATGCGGGCGTCCATGCGCTGGAGATGGTCCAGGGCGATACGGGATTTGGCCCGGTCGAGGGCCATGGTAGGGGAGAAAACCGAGATGATGCGGTCGATCCAGTTCGATTCCATAGGCGAGCCGAGGCGGGGGATAGGGCCGAATCGATAATGGATCAGCCGCCTACCCGCTCGTGTTCAGTGTAGCAAAGGTGCAACGGACCCCAACCGTGGAGGAGTCGAGGGCTTCCTGCCGTTCGATTTCCTGTATGGCCTTGATGATCTGGGAGGGGTCGGAGAACTCCAGGGCCTTGTCGCCCTTTTGCAGGCGCTTAGGGTTGGCCAACATGTCGAGCAGGGCGGTTTTGCGTTCGGCGTTGGTCATGGACACAGTGTAGCAATCTGCCGGCTAGCGTTTCAGCCAGCCAGAGGTGGACCGCCCAACCCACCCCGACCCAGTACGAGGCTGCGTGGGGGAGGGGGGAGGGGCGGGGGGAGGGGCGGGGGCCGCTGGCGCAGGTGGAGTGGGCGTTGGAGCAACCCTGGCAGATTCCTCAGGCGCGGCAGGCTCAGTAATCGGCACGCTGGGCGTTGGCGTGGCTTGCCCTCTCTCCTCCCCCACCCCCAACAAATCCTCCAACCCCTTCCAATCCTCCTCTGAAAACCTTTCCAACCCGATCATGTGCGCCGCCGCTGCCGCATACACCCACTCGTCAAGGGCCTCGTTTCTCTCCCGATCCTTCACCCACTCTGTCCGAACATACCCCCGCCTGTCCTTCCGCGAAACCAAACTCTCAGCGGTGAGCTGCTTGCAAAATTCATCCTCGACCTGGCCGATATGCACCCACCCCGACGGATACCCACTCCCCCCCTCCCCTGCTTCCGGTCTGGGCAGACTAATCCTACTGTACAGGTCCGACTTGAGCTTGCTCACATCCACCGGCCAAACCAACAACCCCCGCCTAACCCGTTTCCCCTTCAAGTCCAAGTCAATCCCACTCGGCTGACCCACAATCACCCCAGTAAGATTGTCATACCCCTTCACCACCAGCACCCCATGTCCCTGCTTCCTCGCCCACGCATAAACCATATTCGTCTCGTACCCGCTGTCGATGGCGATACGGGCAAGGCCGATAGGGGTGCCTGTCGGGTGGGTCCACTGGCGCGAGGTGAACAGAGATAGTTCCTCCCAGACTTGTGCCTCGCTCGTCCGCCCCTGAATTTGTATACGGTCCACCAACCAACACTCCCGGTTCCTCCCCCACCCCCAAACCGACAAGTCAATCCAGTGCTTCTGTACGTCGATGCCAGCAGTCAGAAAACGAACCCCATAAGGGACTGTCCCCAGCGTATAGGGCTCCTTCCTGCTGGCCAACACCTCCCATGGCGTAGTCTCCCCGCCAACCCTCCACGTCTGGGCCAGCACCGTATTGACAAACACCTTGGCCTGTTGCGGATGCCCCTTCGCCTCCTCCCACTCCGCCACAATATTCCCCCACTTGGACATAGGGGAAACCAGCCGATTCACCCTAAATCCTGGGAATTTCCCCTCAGGGTTAGCCGGGATATACCTCCCCTTGGCGTTCATACTGGTTTTCCACCGCTCGGGGATAAGGTTTCGGCAATTCCCACACTGATATTCGGGGGAATCGGCGGGGATATGCTTATGTTGGGTTTTCCCGGTAGAGTCTACATACTGCACCACCTCCCCCTTGCGACGGGAGTACTTCAGCCCCCCAAACTCCAATACCTGCTCGTACCCGCAGTGGGGGCAGGGGACATGCCACTGTCTCTGATCCGACTGGAGGAAGATCTCCGTGATGCGGCAGGTGCCCTCATCGGTCGGGGAGGAGGCGTAGACGATTTTCCGGTTGGGGAAGTTCTCTGTGCGGCGCTCGGCCATTCGGATGGGGTCGCCCTCTTTGCTCGCGAGGTATTGCTCTCGACTGATCTCATCCAGAAAGAGGTAGCGGATGGAGCGCATGGCGAGGGAGGAGGGGGAAGTCGCATAAGCAAACGACACATGCCCCCCTATGAACTTTTTATGTTCGATGGTGTTCCCCGCCGCACGCGACTTAGGCTCTACGATCTTCCCCTTCAAGGCGGGCACATCCCGCAGCATGGGGGTAACCCTATCCTTGCTGATGGATTCGGCGTCCTGGGTGCGGGGCTCCACGAATAGAGTTGGGCCGGGGTCCACCGCTATGACATAGGCGAGCATGTTTAGGAGCAACTGTGTCTTCATCGTCTGACTGGCGCAGAGGAGCGCCACCTTGTCACAGGGGTGCCGGGGGGACATCACCCGCATCGGCTCCTCTTGAAATGGCCACGCCCTAAACCCGCCTCGCTGAGCACTCGACTCCGCCGACAGCACCATATTCTCCTCGCACCACTCGTACAGATCCAAGAGGGGTGGTGGGCGGAGGGCGGTGGCGAGGGCCTTATACGCCCCACTCAGATTGGGTTTGGTCTGCCGGCGCAGGGCGTGAATATCCACCCCCTCCGCCTCACCGATATTCACCATGCCAGTGCGCGCCATAGCCTACCCTTATGCCCCGCCTTGCGCCCCAAGGAGATCACGTAGCGCCGCCGCAGCCCCAAGCAAGGACGGGTCCAGCCGATCATTCTCTACTACCTCCGGTACCACCTCCGGTACTGCCTCCTCCTCCTCTGTAGGCTCTACATGCTGCTCCGCCTGCTCCCCTCGCCCCTCGCCCAGTCCCCCCTGCTCCACCTCCCCCGCCAACCCAATCAGCACCCGCCTGATCTCCTGCATGAGGATTTCCCTAATCTCCTTGTACGGCCTCCCATCCAGCCCCAGCGCCACCCGATCTGGAATCGCCAACAACTCATCTTTCAGGCGTGCCCCCACCCTCGCCCACTCCTCCGCCACATCCGCCACCCGCACCAACTCCTTCCGCATCATCCCCTCTTCCAGTTCCCTCTTGTTCGCCGAGGCAATCTTCTCCCTCAGGGTGGCCCGCGCATAATTCTCCTCCGCCTCAGGCCCGCCATCCACACTCCCCCCCTCCTCCAACCTCCCCATGATCTCCCCCAACCTTCTTGCATGTACCTGCCCTATTTCCTTCCTCTTCAACCCCTCTGCCAGAATCTCCTCGTCTGTCTTCCCGTTCGCTCGCTTGTACTTAATTGCAGAAGTAGTAAATCCAGACTTCTCCAGCATCTCCTTCATAGGCAGTCGCACAGGGCGGGCAGGCCCTATCGGATTTTGATGGGTCTTCTTCGGCCCTCGTGCCTGTTTCTTGGGTTTTCCCGCTTGTTTCTCCGTTCGTCCTCGCATATCGATAGTAAAAGGCTAGCAAACCCAGGGGGATGGGGGGAGGGCTTTGCGGCGTAAAGTACTTTGAGGTTGCTAACTAGAAAAATTGTGGCATGGTCCCCCT